TGGAACGAATATACACCCTTTCCAAAAGTTACTTCAAATGGTTCATCTAATTTTTTAATATATTTTTGTCCTTCTCCGGGTTTAACATATGCTAAAGTAATATGCGGATGATATTCTGGAAATGTTTGGGTATTTGGAAATGTTTTTTCAAATTTATTTCTATATTCCTTTAATTGATCAGTAACAGGAACATCATATTTTACAACATCGTACTCATTTTTACTAAAAATACTTATATTATCAATAGTTACTGTTACCGGTTTCATATTCTTCTTTATTACTTCCATAACTACTTCCGGATCAATTTCATCTTCATGAATACCATAAATAATAGTAACATGAGGATTATCCTCTAAACCATAAGAATCATCGTATGGTTTAATATATACATCTTTAGGATCTATTCCCCCTATATGTTTTTCTTCCCAATCAGAAATTTTAGAATCTAACATAACACATCCATATGTTTGTTCTTTCTTTTGCTCATTAAGCCAATTTTTTATTGATATAAATTTTTTCATTATACTGATATTTTTACATTTCTTGATGTCGCTGCTAATTTTGCTGCTTCCACTTGTGCCGTTAATGCTCCGGGTGCTAATGGTAATTTGGCTGCATCTATTACACTTGCCATAGTTGTTAATAATGCCCAAATTGGTTCAGCTAATAAAGCACTTCTATATGGTCCCGGCCCTACTTTAGTAGTATTTGATCCATTCACAATTACTTCATCAGCAGTAACTTCGGCTTTTGACGCGGCAGCAACTTCTATTTTATTTTTAGTTACTATTCTTGTAATATCACCTTCCATTTGAATTAATGAATCAGCATCTTCTGTTTGTATGGTTATCATACCATCTGGAGTGATATTAAGATATGATTCATTAAAAAATATCAATAAACCACTTTCGGGTTGATAAATTATATTTAAATTTTGATCTGGATCATATAATAAAACATGGGTGCCGGCATAATCTTCTTTTATTTGTTCTATTAGATTTGTATCAATATTTTGTATAGAAAGAATTTCAGGTGAATATAAATCTCCGTTATTAAATTGAATTCGAACAAATTGACCTACTTTCGGTATTGATATATCTCCCCCTCCATTACTTCCATAAAATTTAGAATTTACTGGAGTTGCCCAAGGAATATGTTCATCAATAATATCTTCCATGACACCAAATACTCTTACCTGTGCACGACCAGCGAAAGTTGAATCTTGATTATTAATAACCACCCCTATCCAATCATTATCATGTAAATTTCTTTCCATATTTTACCCTTCATCTATTTTTCTAATTGTTGCTTGACTAGTTGGTATACCTTCATAAATATTTGTTCCGGATATTTTTTTATTAATACCAGATTTTTTTCCTTCTTGTAAATTAGTTGTTAATGTTTGACTATCTTCTGTTGCTTCACTAATTTCTCCTCCATATATTAATTTTTCTAATTGCACAGAATTTGAAATATTAGTTTCTCCTTTTCCAATTAAATCAGTAGCTTTAGATAAATCTCCTTGTACCTCTTCTAAAGCATTATCTTTATAATTTGTTCCACCTTCTATTGGATTTGGGTCATTTACTTCTCTTATTCCGCTTCCTTTTCCTGCTACTAAATCTGTAGCTTTTGAATAATCTTTTAATTGACCCCACACTCCATCATCGGTTAATACCATATTAGCTGCTCTTTGAATTTCTTTATCTAAATCTGTTGTTGCTTGTGATTTTACAATAGTTTCTAAATAAACTCTAAACATTTGATCAGCTATATTAATATCTGTTGTATTACTATCTAATAATTCGGATGGTTGAACATAATCTCTCATAACTTGTCCAACTCCTTTTCTTACTAAACCAAGAGCACCTATAATATTTTTAGCTTCTAAAGCGGTTTGAGCTTCATTAAAAGAAATACCCAAACCTGGAATAGGTGTTATTTTTGTTTTATCAATAACTTCATTTGCAAAGTTTTTAACAAGAGCATTTCCAAAATTAATTGCATTATTTTCCCAAGTGTTTGGAATAGTAGGATCTACTTTAACAATATTATCATCTTCAGTAAATAACTTCCCATCTGGCCCAGCAGCATTTGCCCCAAATAATTTTTTTTGATTGCTCATTTGATTAAATGGAAGTCCTGAAATATGTTCTCTTTCTGTAAGATCTAGACCTTGAGCTACCATTCCATAATACATTGGATCAAGATAATATTCACCTGACCATGGAGTTGTTGAATCAAAATCAACAGGTTGTTCTGGAGGACCTATTACTCCAGGTTCTAGTTGCCCTCCTGGAACTATATCAATAGCTCTTTGAAAACCATTAAGATATTTATCAATAAGATATTTATTATAAAACATAGGATATACTTGTTCTTCATATATTTTTCCTACTTTTATATCAAAAGTAACTTCAACTTCTTCGGGTTCTTTTTCAACATCTAAACTAGATAAAGATTCGAATTTAAAACTTTCTAAATCAAATTCACACATTTCACATTTTATCAATCTAGTTGGTATTATATCATCTAATACTTTTAGATTCAACTCATCTCCGCTATTATCTTTTTCTGTGGCAGCACCATATCCATCTGTATAATAAGGTACATGAAAAGATCTAAATTCTGTTACATAAATATCTAATGTAAAATATCTCATCATATCAGGAAGAATCCATCTTTGATATGTATCATCCCATGCTATTTTTTTATAAAGATTTAAAATATGACTTATTCTTAAATCAACTCCTTCTAACATAGTTATAGATAAACGTTTATCACTAGTTATCCTCATTCCTTTTTCAGGATCAACTGTTAAAAGACTATTAATACCATCTATTTTTTGAAAATACCATTGAAAATTATTTTGAAGAGTATTAAATTTATTAATAAATTCTTCTAACATTCGCGCTCGCGTAAATTCATTAGCATCTAATAAATAATCAACTGAAGAATAGTGGGTTCTCTCATATATTTCTTCACTTCCTTTTGGTCCAAATAATGGATGAGGCATTCTATCATAATTTGTATTAATAGCTGCATCATTATACCATTCTATTCTTGGAGCAAAAAGTAATTTAAAAGAAAGATATGTTGGTTGATCAAATCTAGAGGAAATTTCATTAAAATCAGAAATTCTTTTACTATGATCTCTAAAACTCTTATAGATGCTCATATTATACGTTATTATTTTCGTTTGTTTTTAAACTTTCAACAGCTATTGGAGGTGGCCATTCTCTTCTAGTTAATGTAAATGTTTGTGTGAAATTAGACATTATAGAACAGGCATTTTCTTGGTTATATTTAATACGAAATCCTTTTATATAATACCATCCACTATAAAATTGTTCTAAATAGTTTCTTCCTTCAGCTGCCGAATTAATCATTTGAGATTCCACCGGATCTTTTTGAATTAGTACTATTGGTGTTTTATCTCCTTTTATTATGTTTAAATTTAATCCGTTAACACTAACTTCTACATTTAATTTTTCTAATTCTTTATTATTTATTAAATTCTGCATTTCAGCTCTTAGATAATTTTTATGATGATTACCATCCCATTGTAAATTATCATCCTCAGGATTACTTATAGTATATTGTACTCCCATCCACTCATTCCCAACATACATTTCAGGATATGAATAATTAGCCCTCGCTAAATCATCTCCTCTTTTATCTGGATCTTGAGTAGCTCTACCTCTTAATAAAATATATTTGTTTATTTTTTGTTCATCATATGTTGGTTCCAAAGGTATGCTCCAATATTTTTCAGAATCTTTATTTTGATATAATTTAGAATTATGTTCAAATAAATTACAATTTAGTTTAGTACCTATTTGAAAAGTAATTTTTGTTGATCTATTATTTGGTCTCCATGAATTTATAAAAAATGAAGAAGATCTATAACCTTCATAATTAGATAACACTTTCGGTGTATTAACTGTTGTGTCTTCTTCAGTATTAGCTCCAAAAGTAAAATCTTTATCAATATTATTTAACCATACTGCCGGATCAATTTCATCTTCACTAGACATTAATTGTTTATTAACATTTACAAAATTTAAATTATAATAAATATCTATCCATATATCATAAAAGGAAGTATCATCTTTCCAGGATCGATTAATTGTCTTTTGTATATATTTTCCCAGACTAGAAAAACCATTCATCCAAATTTGTTTATCATCTGTATTATCTTCATTTGTTGCAAATCCTAAACCTATTTTTTTAGCTACATCTTTCAATGCTTCAAAAGATGTTCCTTCAAAGGAAAAATTAAATAAAGAACTTGATATCCAGGGAATAAATAAAACTCCAAAAAAAGTCATATTTATAAGATTATTTACTTGAGTACTATTTTCTCCTGATACCACCCCTGTTATAACATAATCATTTCGTATTGGTTTTAAAAGATCAGATTTATTTCTTATAGCAATTGAAATAATATCACCATCTTTTGGCATCTCAGTTGAAATAAATTTTTGATGAAGAAATGTGCATTTTAAGATTATAGTTGGGATAAATTCATCACAATTTATTTCAAGATATCGGATTTCTTCAACAGATGGTATAAAATCATTTATTTTTATAAGAGGCCACTGTAATGATACTGCATCCTCTGTTTTTTCAGTACCTGGTGTAGGCTGTGAAGGAAGAGATAACTCGTCCAATTCAATCGTATTTTTAAATACTTGGTAGATTCGATTTTTACCAATTCCACCATTTGTAGATTGATCCCCGGGCGCATTTTCTTTTTCCGGTGGTTTATATCCATAAGTCCCTGCCATATATTATTTCTTTTCTCTGTTTCTATTTTTTATCACATTTGTTAATAATTCACTTTTTGTCATGCCATTTTTTAGACAAGATTCAGCACCTTCACCAAAAAAAACTCTACCTCTTGCATATCTAACTTGAGGAGTATCTTCTTCGGTAATATTAGGTGGTAAAGATTCCACTGGGGTATCAACTAT